CGGTACCGGCGACGGCAGCAACAAGGTGTTCCAGTTGCGTCGCACGCTGGGCGGGGCAATCGATCCGATCCAGAACGTGAACGTCATCACGAACGTGAAAGTGAACGGCGTCATCACGGGCGCCTATTCGATCAACAGCACCGGGATTATCACGTTCACGAGTGCGCCACCGAACGGGCAACCCGTGACGTGGACGGGCACGTACTACTGGCGCGTGCGGTTTGTCGACGACACGACCGAGTTTGCTCAGTTCATGACGCAATTCCTCGAAGTGAAAAAGCTCACGTTTCGGACGGACAAGGTATGAAAACGGCGAGCGGCGCGTTGCAGACGCTTCTGGCGACGAGCAAATCGTTCACGGTGACGGAATTGCTCACGATCACAACCATCGACGCGACGGTCTATCGTTACACGAGCGCCGATGTGCCCGTCGTCTACGGGGGCAACACCTACGGTGCGCTCCCGTTCGTGCGCAATGCGGTCCGCACGGTGATCGGCGTCGAGGTCGCGACGCTCGATCTCGAACTGTATCCCGCGTCGACCGATCTGCTCGGTACGGTGTCGATGTCGAATGCGGCCGTCGCGGGTGCACTCGACGGCGCGACGGTCGTGCTGGACCGCCTGTTCATGCCGACCTGGGGCGACACAAGCCTCGGCACGGTCAATGTGTTTTCCGGCACGGTGCAGGATCTCGCGGTCTCGAGGTCGTCGGTCAGAGTGACCGTCGCGGCAGGCACCAATCGCCTCAACATCAATATGCCTCGCAATGTGTATGCGCCAACGTGTATCCACACGCTGTTCGACGGCGGCTGCGGGCTGACGGCATCTTTGTTCGCGTTGGGAGTGACGGTCGCCGCGGGGGCGACGACGACGCAACTCACCTATACCGGCACGTCGCGCGGTACGGACTACTTCGTGCTGGGCCGTGCCGTGTTCACGAGCGGGCCGAATGTCGGGTTATCCCGCTCGATCATTGCCTACGATGGCGCGAACCTATTGACGCTCGCGCCGCCCCTCCCGGTCGCTCCCGCGACGGGTAACGGACTGACGCTCTATCCCGGATGCAAAAAAACTCAAGCGGTCTGCAGCTCGGCGAAGTTCAGCAACCTCGCGAATTTCCGGGGGATGCCCTACGTGCCGAGCGCCGAGACCGCATATTGACGGCGGCTCGCGCCTGGCTGGGCACGCCGTACCACCATCACGCGCGCGTGCGCGGGGCGGGCGTCGACTGCGGCATGCTGTTGCTCGCGGTGTACGCCGAGGCGGGGGAAATCCCCGAATTCGATCCGGGCCATTACTCCCCGGACTGGATGCTGCATCGCGATGAGGACCGATATCTGGCGATCGTGCGCAGCTTCGCCGTGCCGACGGACGACCCGTTGCCGGGCGATGTCGCCGTGTTTCGATTCGGGCGCGTCACGTCGCACGCTGGCATCGTCGTCGACTGGCCGCTCATGATCCACTCCTATCAACCGGCCGGGTGCGTGACGGTTGAACGCGTCACCGATGGCCCGCTCGAATCGCGCCTGACCGGCTTCTGGACGGTGTTTCGATGAGCGGCTGGTTCAATCGAAAAAGCAATGCTCAGGCCCAACAGGTCTATGCCGGTATTCAGGTGCAGACGTCGATCTATGGCACGCCGATTCCGTTGGTGTGGGGTAAGGCGCGATTGCCGGGCAACCTGATCTGGTACGGCAATTTCCGAGCGATTGCGCAGAGCAGCGGGGGCGGCGGCAAGGGCGGCGGGGGGGGCGGCGGGACGCAATACAATTACCGCGCGTCGCTTGAAATCGGTTTGTGTGAGGGGCCGATTTCGTCTTTCGGCGTGTATTGGGAAGGCAAAGCCAAGGGGCCGACCGTTACGTCGCAGTTTACGGGCTTCACCGGCAGTTACGGTCAAACCCCGTGGCCCTGGCAGACGACGAACTATCCCGCGCAGGCGCTCGGCTATCGCGGCCTCGCGTACGTCGCGCATCCCGACATCGACCTGGGCGGCGGCGCGTCGATGCCGAATTTCACCTTCGAAGTGATCGAATCGGTCGGGCCAGGCAGCGCGCCAGACGTGCTCCCGACGTATGTGCTCACGCATTTCCTGACCGACACGAACTACGGCGTGCCCGGCTGGACGAGCGGTATGAATGGCGATTTCACGGCTGCGGCGAACTACTGTCAAGCGTACGGAATCCTCGTCTCGCCCGTGATCTCTGCGCAGACGGCCGCATCGGGGTTCATCAAGGAATTGTGCGACGTCGCGAACCTCGCGCCGTTCTGGAGCGAAGGCAAACTCAAGCTCGTACCGTATGGCGATACGGCCAAGACCGCGAACGGCGCGACATTCACGCCGAACCTGACGCCGATCTACGCGCTCAACGACGACGATTTCATCGACCAAGGAGACGGCGAGCCGGTCAAGGTCACGCGCAAGAAACCCGACGACTGTTTCAACCAAGTACAGATCGAATACCTGGCGCGCGCGCAAGACTACAACTCGGTGATCGCCATCGCGGGCGATGACGCGCTGATTAACCGCTACGGGCTGCGGTTCGACAGCGTGAAGCAATGCAAGATGGTGTGCGATCCCACGGTCGCGCAGACCGTCGCGCAGAATTTCCTGAACCGTGCGGCGTATGTGCGCAACGAGTACACCTTTTCGCTCGGGCTGGAGCACTGTCTCCTTGAGCCGATGGATCTCGTCACCATCACCGATTCGAGCCTGGGCACGAGCGCGCTGCTCGTGCGCGTGCTCGACGTCGAAGAAAACGCCGATGGCGTGATCGCGATTCGCGCCGAGGAAATGTTGGTCGGCGCGGCCAATCCGCCCCTGTTCACACCGGGCGTGCCGTCCGGGTGGATCACGGATTACAACGTCGCACCGCCCGTGTCGTTTGCCGTCGACATTTTCGAGCCGCCCGTCGATCTCAGTGATGGATTGCCAGAACTGTGGGTCTGCGCGACGCCGGCCACCGGGTCCGCCTGGGGCGGGTTCGAGGTGTGGTTGTCGACCGACAATGCGACCTATGTGCGGGCGGGCGCATTCAACGGCATGAGTCGAATCGGGCAATTGAATGCCGATTTTCCGTCGCACGTCGACCCGGACGCGGCCAGCACGCTCGACATTACGATGCTGGGCACGTCGACGCTGCTGTCCGGCACGACGAACGACCGCGACCGCTTTACGACCGCGATCCGCTTGATCGAAACGAACGAAATCATCAGCTACGTGACGGCGACGCTCGTGAGCGGACAACGCTACAGCGTGACCAACCTGCGGCGCGGGGGGTACGGTACGACGCCAACGCTGTCGCACGGTGGGCAGGGCGCGACGCGGCTCGACGGCCAGTGCGCGCGCGTGCCCCTCGGGCATTACGACATCGGGCAGACGCTCTATGTGAAGGTGCGGCCGTTCAATCTGTACGGCGGCGGTATGGCCGACATTTCAACGCTGTCGGTCTATTCGCGTTCGATCCTGGGCCTGGAAATCCAAGGCAACTATGTGCTCGAAGGCGCGAACCTGATTCCGAACGGGAATAGCGAAGCGGGATACGCGGCCGTGAACGTGTTCCCGGATGGCAACGGGCTGACTTACGACCCGGCGAATGCCTACAGCGGCAATTGGTGCCGCACGATGCTGATTCCGTCTGGAAACTCCGCGAACCTGTATTTCACCGGGCGATCGGTCAACACGTACAAAGACTTCCTGAAATGCGCGCCGGGCGATAAGTTCTACCTCGAAGCACAGCTCAAGATGTCGTCCGCGCCAGGCGCGTCGTATACCGTGATGAATATTGGGTTCTATGACTCGGCGGCAGCGTGGCTGGGCACGGCGTACGAAAGCGCGAACGGCGTTTTAAATGACTTGGGCGGCGTGCCGAATTTGACTACCGTGTACAGGATGTCGCGCATTCGCGCCGTGGCTCCCGCTGGCGCGGCCTATATGCTGGTGGGGCTGGGCGCGAACAACAGCGGCAACGTCGACGCTGGCAAAACGGTGTACATCGACAACTTGGTGCTCAAACGCGCCACGCAACCGAGCGCGATAGACCGCGACGGTTATGTGTCGCTGACGTCGTCGTTCTACACCGACTTCTCCGATACCTCGCATTGGATCGAAGACGCAGGGATTGCGAGCGGGGCCGGGTCAACGTTCTTGCCGTTCTCCGCGCCGTCCTACGCTCAATTCGGGACCGCGGTCGGGCGCGCGACCGGAGGCGGGTCGAGTAAGAATTTCGTCGGGAAAGCCTACGACACGCCTATTCCGTTCGATCCGAACGTGTTGTACCGCGTTCGCATCCGGCTGAAGTATTCGCAGCTCCCCGCGACGGGCGGCATCTATGCCTATGCGGGCGTCAAGTTTCTCGATGCCAATCTCGGCGCCGCTGCCGTCACGGGGAGCACGCAGCCCTATGCGTGGTTGTGTTGCTCAGGTGCCACACCGAGTTCGGCGTTCGTGGACTACGAAGGCTATTTCCAGGGGGCCGGAAGCGTCGGCAGCATGCCGGCGAACGATCCGACGACGCCCTCGAACGCGCCCGCCAGTACGAAATTCTTCACCCCTATTTTCGCGGTGAATTGGGATGGCACGTCAACGGGCGGCCCGGCGATCACCGACATCGACATGATGTTAGTGGAAACCATCGCGCGGCCGACGAGCTTCATCGCCACAGACACGATCCAAACCAATGCCGTGACCGTGTTGGCGGCGGCAAATCGGTCGACGATCGTCGCGCAGACGAAAAGCGTGGTG